TATTTGGTCATGGCATGTCATTCGATGTGTCATGACCTTTTTTTGTGAGGTGTTTTGATGGATATTAGTTCGATTGTGACCGTTGTCGGGAGTGTGGGTTTTCCGATTGTTGCGTGTTGCGGGATGGGGTGGTTTATCGCTACGACGTTCAGTGATTTTAATGATTTGATGACTAGGAATAATGTTCTGACGGAAGAACTTATTGCATTGCTTGAGAATAATAAGGGGGATAATAGTGATACGAATGTGGCGTAGCGTGTTGGCATGCGTATGCGCATTGTCCTTGGCTTTTGTGCCATCTGCAAGCGCGGATATGCGCGGTGTTGACGTGAGCAATTGGCAGTGTGATATTGATACGTACGCGCTTGATGCTGATTTCGTCGTGGCGGGGGCCACATGGGGCGTAGGCGGTTTCAATAACATGTGTCTGATTAATGGCGTGAATCAGGCGGCGAACTATCAACTCGGGCGCGCAACGAATAGTGGCAAAAGTATCGGCGTATATCATTACGCGATGGGGCGCGACGCGAACGCGGAAGCTGACTTTTTCATAGATAATGTACGCGGATACGTCGGTGACGCGGTGCTTGTTTTGGATTGGGAGTCTCAGGATAATCCGCAGTTTGGTAATGGCGCGTGGGTTGAAACGTGGGTGCGTCATGTGCATGACCGCACGCAGGTGTGGCCGATTGTGTATGTGCAGGCGTCCGCGCTGGGGCAGCTTACTTCGTTCGTGCGGGAGCATTGCGGCGTGTGGGTTGCGCAATATGCGTCAATGGCTGTCACCGGTTATCAGGAAAGACCATGGCTGTATGGTGCGTATGGTGAAGCCATGCGTCAGTATACGTCGAATGGATATGTGTCGGGGTATGCCGGACGATTGGACTTGAATTATTTCCGGGGGGAACGGTGGCAGTGGGATGCATACGCGCATGGCGACGGTGCGAACGTGTCCGCGCCGGAAACGAACACCGGTGGCGATGTCACGCGATCTGCTTGCGTGGTGGTCGCGTCGGGGGACACGTTGTCGGGCATTGCCGAGCGTACGGGCTTGCTGCCGTGGCAGTCGTGGTACGGGTATGGGTCGGGTAATCCGGCTGTGATTTATCCGGGTGAAACCGTGTGTTATGGCGGTGGTGTGGTTGCGCAGCCGGATGCGGCGCGTACGTATACGGTTGTGTCCGGGGATAGTCTGTGGTCGGTGTTCGGTAGTGATTGGGCGCGTGTCGCGTCGCTTAACGGTTTGTCTAATCCGAGTTTGATTTATCCGGGGCAGATTTTGCGTTATTGAGAATCAATATTAATATTCGGCGTGTCGCTTTTTGCGCGCGCCGATTTTTGTGCTATAAATATTTATGTCGCCAAAAAATGGTTGACAGAAAATAAAACAGATATAAAGGATAACAAACATGCGAAAGATACGAAAGGTAATCGCTGACAGCACCATAAGCTACTATGATCGGGATGGCGCGCTACAGACGTTCCACACCACCGGAAACGTTCGCACCGTTGAAATGGCTGTTAAAGTGCTTATGAACGCCGGTATTGTCAACGTATTGGTTGACGATATTACGGTTGATAAGGTCATGTACGTGATGGACGCTGAAACGTTCATCGAGCACGCCGAGCGCGTCGCGACTGACGTAACCGGCACCGACAACGATAACGACATAGATATTGAATTTTGAAAGGAACTGAAATGAACGAGGAAAACGAACAGATGAACGACGCCACCGTGAATGAAACCGCACAGAATACCGTTGACAACTATCGTTACATTTGCACGATGGATAACAGCACGTTCGAGGGCAAGCGCGCCATCGTCAACGCACGTAATAGCGCTTTGTCGCTGAACGCTCGCGGCGCGGAACCATTGACGGTTATCGGTGCTTACATCGCGCCCGGTGTCCGTTCTCAGACCGGTCAGAAATGCGCAAACGTCTATCTTTTCGGAAAAGACGGCAACACGTATTTCAGCCAGTCACAGGGTATCTACCGTAGCGTGTTGGATATCTACGATATGTTCCCCGATTTCAACGCACCGGACGGCATCGCCGTCGCGGTTAAGCAGACCCCGCTGGGCGGTGGCCGTTCCACGAAATCGCTTGAAATCAAGTAGTTCGGAATGAAACAAAAAGTGCCATACATGCTATGGCACTTTTTTTTATAAGGGGTGAATATGCCTAGAGCGCATAAACAAGCGGACTTATTGACCGCGAAACGTAAACGCGTACGTCGCGCGATAAACAGTTTGAAAAAAAGCATTACCGACACTATGCCCGAAAGCGAAGCGAACGCACGACGCGCTTACGTTCAGCGGCTTGAAACGCAGTTGAAGAACACGTATGTTGGCCGTGTCCGTAATAGCGGCATGCGTGATGAACTGTATCAGCGTGCGAACGAAACCGCCGATAAACTCGTGCAACAGGTGGACGAGGTGCGCGGCGGTAAAGGGCGTGCGAGGGAGCGTGTGCGTTCGTTCAATATTTTCCGTGAGGAAATGCGCATGGCGTCCAAAGGGATGCCGAGCGCGTTGGGAGAGCTTGGCCGGGAAAAAGTCAAGGTGTTTTGGCGATATACACAAAACATATGGCAGAAATCGAACGTTCCGCCGAACAAACGATTAGAAACCATCATGAAAGCGTATGATGCCGATTCACTCAGCGAGCTTTTTAATACTATCATGCAACGAAACGAAAAGGTGTTGGAGTACGCCAAAAATATGAAAATGCATGTAGGTGAATTGGAGGATTACACGGACGTTGACGGCGGAAGTCCGATATGGTTGCTAGCGGTTTCACCCGACGTGATACGATGAAAGAACGCAAGGAATTTAAGGTAGCGGCGATATTCGACACCGAAACAACGAACATCGGCACGGGTGCCGAAACGCGCGCATATCCGATATTGTACATTTTCAACGATTTGCGTAATACGCCGCTGGAATCGTACACTTCCGACACGGACGATGTACGGTTTTACCGGCACACGTCCGAAGCGTTGACGTACATTGGTAATCTTATCGACTATGGGCGCGCGCACGATTATGTCCCGATAATCGCGGCCTATAATCTCATGTTCGATATGCAGACTCTCATGTTGGAATTGGCGCAGTCGTATACGATTACCGCTAACGCGCAGACGGCGACTAGCGTGTATACGCTTGACTTGCATGTAGGTAATGATGTGGTATGCCGTTTTTGGGACACGTTTTATCTCGAAATGGGCGGACTTCGTGCGATGGGCGAAACATGCGGATTGCCGAAAGCGGTGGGCGATTGGGATTACTCGCTTGTGCGCACGCCCGAAACTCCGTTGACCGAGGAAGAATTGTTTTACGCGCGGCGTGATGTACAGGTGATACCCCAATATCTGCAATGGCTGCTACGCGCTAATCATTGGCTTACGCCTGATATGCTGGGGTGTCGCGTGCTTACCAAGACTTCGCTTGTGCGGCAGATGGCGCGGCGTGAGATTGGCGGGCGGCGAGTTACGTTGCAAAGTGGTAAGAAAATCACATTGCAACACGCTTTCGAGATGGCGTGCGATCAGGAATTTCCGAAGAGCTATGGATCGTATGCGCTTCGTAAGGCGTGTTTCCGTGGCGGATTGACGTTTACGAGTGCTAAAACCGCTAGTGTTGTCGTGGATAACGTCGCGTCCTTGGATGTCACGTCAATGCATCACGCTTTCATTAACGGGCGACGGCTGCCGGTGAAATTTGCGTCAGCGCCTACGGATATTTTGCAAATCGCATGCGAACGCATTGTTAATACGTCGCTTGAAGATGTGTTACAGAATTATGATGACCCGTTTCTGACAGGGTTACATGTTGTGGTGAGATTCGTAAATCTCAGATTGCGCGAAAACACATGTTTCGATGCGTGGGGCATTGCAATATGCCCACGTTCCAAGTTTGTGAAAACGTTGCAAGCGGACACCGATTACAGCAATAACGAACGCGCGAAAACACAGGAAAACAGTGTTAGGGCGCATGGTTACGTTGACAGCGCCGTTAATCCGGTGTACGCGTTCGGCAAATTGTATCGCGCGGACGAATGCATATTACATGTCAATGAAATCGAATTGTGGAACGTGGCGCAAGTGTACGCATTTGATGAAATGCATGTATTATACGGTGAAGCAACCACTAAGACGATTGTTCCACCCGATTACGTAACCTTACAATCTAACATGCTTTTCGCACGGAAAACCGACGTGAAAAACCTTATCAAGGGGTACACCGAGGGCGTGCCATACACGGGGGATATTCCTGACTCAATACCGGAGGGTATCGCACATGATGCTAAGACAGGTGAATTGAGTATGAAATTCTTGCGATCATATTACGATAGCACCGTGAAAGGCCAATTTAACGGAATCTATGGTACGCAAGCACAAGACGTGATGAAAGCCGATTACCGCGTGACGGAAACCGGTGAACTTGAAGTCGATAAGACCACGGTTTGCACTCCCGATAATTTTGCGAAAAAGCGCCCGAAAACACCACGCGTCCTATACACGTACGGAATGCGGATTGTAGCGGGTAGCAGAATGCACCTCTTGATTGCCATGATATTGATATACCGATATTTCGGCGCACGCGTAGCGGTCACGGGCGGCGACACCGATAGTCTGAAAATCAGTTGCGATGACGATGTGAGTGACGCGGAATTGCTGGATGCGCTCGAACCGCTGCATAACGCGATAGAAAACGCAATCAACCGCACCATGCGACGCGTCCGAAACACCGCGCCCGGCATGGCGTCAACGCTGGACCATATCGGAAAATTCGAGGTTGAGGATTGTGGCGGTGTCACGCGTTATGTCGAACATATGGAATTGTGGAATAAAGCACGTGTCAGTTTGGACAAGAACGGGCGCGTGCATGTCACTTGCGCCGGACTTCCGCGTCCGGACGGTGTGTACACCATTGAAGATTTTATGGCCGATGTCATGCATGCGGGGCACGGTTTCCGCGAAACCGTGCAAATGTCGCTCGGTTATGACGTATTGGTGGATTATGAGATTTGTCATACATTGCAACGCAATCGACCGCATGTGTGGGACAGGTACGTCGGCACCGTCACCGATTATCGGGGCGCGACATATCATGTTGACGCGCCGGAAGCGATAGCGTTGTATCCGTCTGGCAGATGGCTAGGTGAATCGGATAAACAAGCTAACGGTGAGAATCTGACATATATCCGAAACACGTATAATAGGAATGCGGAAACAATGCCCCGCGAACTTATTGTGCGGGATGGTAAACCTATGATTGTGAGTATTGATGGCGAAATATTATTATGACCGACTTAAGACGCTGATATTACCACGAAACGCAGATGTGAACATGATTATCGGCGCACGTGGTCTAGGTAAGACTTACGGTGTACGAAAATACATGATAGAGGATTACTTAAAAAACGGGTACTGTTTCGTTGAAGTGACACGCTTTCGTGAAGAAAACAACGACGTCGCTACGAACTATTTTAGTCGTATCGTACAAGATAATATTTTCCCCGATTATGAATTTCGGACAACCAATAAAATAGCCGAAATTCGTAGAAAGAAAACCGGTAAGAAAGAAAACGAATGGAAAACACTCGGGTATTTTATACCTTTGTCGTTGCAGCAGCAGAAAAAGAAAAGCACATACGTTAACGTACGCAACGTTTGTATGGATGAAATCATCATTGATAACGATGATCGGTACCACACGTATCTGAAAAACGAGTTCGAGCAATTGGCGAAACTTGTGGATACCGTCACGCGCGAACGTGCTGACGATACGGAGCTGCGCAAACCGAGAATATTTCTGCTCGGTAATGCTTGCGACGCGTACAACCCGTATTTCCAACATTATGACGTACCGTTGGAACCTGAGTTTGGTTTGCAATGGCTGGGTGGGAAAACGTGTCTGTTCGACTATGTGCGGGATGACGCGTACGCCGAGCAGAAAACAAAGAATACAGTGTCGGGGCGTATGCTGAAGAACAACGATGATATGACCGCAAAAAACAGGTTCAAACGGCACGACACCGATTTTATCGAAAAGCCGCACGGACATGCAAAACTTACGTATGTTTTCCGATGGCTGCGACATGAATACGGCGTCTATGTCGATTTACGTTGTGGATACGTCTTCGTATCCTCGAAATACGACGGTGGTACGCACGTCCCGTATTTCGCCATCACAAGGGACGATAACAAGCTTAACTATCTTACCGCGAACATGGCGAAAGATTTGATTAGAAACCTCACGTCATATTACGCGTTGGGTTATCTGCGCTATGATATGGTGGAAACGCAACACGCCATAAGCGAAATACTCAGAAATTTTGGCGTAAAATAAACACGGCATACGCAAGGTGCCGTAACGAGGGCGATAAAACATTATCATTGATAACCACGGTTGACTCCGCCAATGATATGGCCGTGAGGGAAAAGCGCGCCGTCCATCGTTGTGAATCATGTTGCACGTATGCTATTCTTAAGTCGTGCCGGCTCGGATATTCGTTCACCGGCACGACTTTTTTCATATATGAAAGGAAAAATAATGGATGACGAAACTTCCGAGGAAAGGGACACCGCCGAACGCGATGACCTCACCCCCGACGAATCGCATCGCGTAGGTGAATTCGATGACTTGCGCGACATGCTGCGTGACGTGCTGGACAAGGTGGGCGCGATCAGTGACCGCACGGACGCAATCAGCGAACGAATCGATGGCATATATGACAATTTCGCCGATTCCGTCGCGCAGATGGTCGAAAACGGCGCGACCGTCAAGGAAAACGACGATGACGTGGCGGAAGCAATCGTACAGGCCTCGGCAGAGGACTTGGAAAACCTCGATTACGCACTCTGAAAGAAGGATGAATCATGGCAGTAGATAACGCGACAATTTTGGATAAGGTACGACTCAAGGGCACTGACGATTATCAGCAGCGTATCCCGAGCGCAACGCAGACCGGCGTGGCAAATACAATGCGCTATTTGTTCGACCCGATGAATCGGCAGTATTTGAACGATTGTGTTTGGAATATGGTCAATCGTATCGGACTTACCGTGATGGCGCAGAACGCGCCGTTTGAAAACCCGTTGTCGGTTTTCAAAAAGGAAAATCTCTATTGGGGTTCGACCGTGCAGGAAATCGCGGTCAAGTGGATTAAGGCGCACGGGTACAAGGATGATGCGGAAGATCTGTTGAAAATGCACCGTCCCGAAGCGGCGGTATGGTTCTATGAAATGAACCGCAAGGACCAATACCCGATTTCATGGACGGATGATGAATTACGTCAGGCGTTCGTGGATGATTTCGGTTTGAATCGTTTCGTTGCGCAGATTATGGAAACGCCCCGTAATTCCGACAATTACGACGAGATGAATATCATGATTGCGCTGATTCGTCATTACGAGCAGAATCTTGGTTTCTACAAGGTGCATCTTGACGCGGTGCCGAGCGACGAAACAACCGCCAAGACGTTGCTCAAGGCGTTGCGTGCGACCGCCGGACGCATGCAGTTCCCGTCAACGCAGTACAACGCGCTGAACGTGACCGATATTCCGGCGTACGCTAATCCGCAGCAAATGGTGCTGCTGGTCGAACCGGAATATCTTGCGTCGCTTGACGTTGACGCATTGAGTGCGGTATTCCAGCTGGACAAGGCCGACGTGCCGTATCGTATTATTCAGGTGCCGTCGCTTGGTATCGACGGTGCTGTGGCGTTGCTTGTATCGACCGATTGGTATCAGGTACGGGACACCATGTACGGTACTACGCAGTTCTACAATCCGCAAACTGTTTCCAACACGTTGTATCTCAACCACTGGGGCATTTATGGCGTGTCGCCGTTTACGCCGTGCGCATTGTTCACCACCGATGCGGGTACTTCCATCAAGGTTGTGGCTCAGACCGTGACCGGCTTCACGCTGACCCCAGCCACGGGCACCGTCAAGGCGGGCGACCTTATGCAGCTCACACCGAAGCTCACTGCCACCGTCGCGCCGACCGGCTCCGCCATACAGGTGGCACCGAACGCGGCAACGTACGAGGTTGCGGCGAACCATGCCGCAAGCGGCGATGCCGCACACGGTGCGGCGTTCGACCTCAATGCGAACACGTTCGTTGACGATCAGGCGCGCTTGCATGTCCAGCGTGACGGGCTTGTGGCCGGTGATGTCATTACCGTGACGGGTACCGCAACGTATGTCAACCCGAACGGGGAGACCACGGAACATTCCGCAACATGCGTGTTCACCGTCGAATAGTCGGAATCGACTATGGTATAAAATGAGTGGTGCTTCATGTGAAGCGCCACTCATTTTTTCGTATATGAAAGGAAGCGATATGGACTTTCCACATCTGCAAAATGCAACGGCGTTCCCCGATACGGATACGCGCGTGTACAGTCAGTACCGCAACGTTTTCGACTACAATGTTTGGACGCCAAACACTGTAATCAAGTTATGTCGCGTGAATTGGTACGATGATTATCACGACGTCGTAAAATTTCCCGATGACATCACAAGAAACGAATGGTTTGATAACCTAGCTGGCGAAACCGTCAAGTTGACAACAAACATGTATATCGCACGCGCCGACGCGGACGGCATAAAATTGCCCGTGCCTTACATGACGGCGCAACAATATAATTACATTGTCGTTGACTTTTCACATGACATTATCAATACGCCATATCAAAAAACCGACGTGCAGACACGATACCATTTTTTCATCACTTCCGTACGCGCGGAAGCGCCGAACACGACAACATGCACGCTTATGCGCGACGTATGGACGGACTATATCAACAGCACCACAATCAACGGATTGGTGTTGACACGCGGACACGCGCCGTTGACGGAAACGACACCGCAAGAACTGCTAAAGAACCCACGGGAGAATTGCCGTGATTTTACGTTGCCTGATATCGATTATGGTAGCGCGGCATCAAATATAAGAAAAAGCACGCCGTTTAATCTGCAAAACGGCACAAGATACATCTGTTTGGCCGCAACGTTTTCGCCTGAACAATTGCAAACCATGAGTAACGCGCGGGGCACGAACATTACGGACAGTGACGCGACATACAGCAATAACGACGGTGCGGTGGCGGGTTTCGCGTGGGGGGCCGGTGACATTTACACGTCAAACGTCGCCGGTGCGGGTACATCGTACAATTCAATCGATAATCTTACTGCAAGCAACGTAAGCATGTATGCGCTCGAATCGTCCAAAATCTCGGCCGAATATTTCGACACGCTTTTCGCCTATTATCCACATATCATGTCGCAGATTACAGCGGTTTTCGTCGCCACCGCAAACATGTTGCGACTTGGTGACGGCGTTACTGTGAACGGCGTCGCCTGGCATGCAGTCAACGGCGCACGGACAAAAATATCCGATATTGATTTGACTATCGATGATTTCGGGTATGCCAGTGCATACGAACGCATAACGCGATTGTATCTTGCGCCGTACGCGCACTTGGAAATATCCGACAATATCGGCAATAAAGCCCGTGTGGAAATCGCTGATTGCGGACGACTCTCGGTACAGACCGTCACGTCCCTAAGTTATCCGATATTGCGGCAAATAGCATGGCTTGACGGAATCGGAAGCGACGGCAATACGTCCATTGCCGTTAACGCCATCGACGGGAGTAGCATTATCGGCGACGTGCCGAACGCGGACGTGCTCAAAACACTCATATCGCACGACATACCGACATACGCGTTGCAGCGTCGCGCAATTGACGCGCACCGTGCCGACGCATACAACCGTGAAGTCGCGCAAGCACGCGAAAACGCCATTATATCGTACGAAAACGGCGCACGTTCGGCTAACGTGGCATTGAGCAACACCAACCGAAGCAACGCGAACAGCATAACCAACACGAATCTGACGAACGCGCTCAATTCCACCGTTACGATCAATTCCAACAACGCGTCTAACGCGATTTACAAAAACAACGTGACACAACAAAATTTGCTACTTAACGCATCCAATAACAAAATAGATGAAATGAATGTTGCCACCTTAGATTTGACAACGCAACTCGTAAACACGGAAATCACGAGTAGCGCGATAGGCACCGTCACGGCCGCAATAGGCGCGATAGGCACGGCGGCGACCGGCATAGCGGTGACGGCGGCGACGGGCGGCGCGGCGGCGCCTATGGTGGCGGCGGGACTCGGCGCAGCCGGAAGCATCGGCTTATCAGGCGCGAGTTTCGCCACTGGCGCGTCCAAGACGGCGGCGGAAGCCGGTTACAAGCAAGCGTACAACGATGCGGCGGCGTTCGCGGCGAAAAAATACAATGGACAGGCCAATAGCGTCAGCATAGCGATGGCGGGTACGCAGAACATTCAAGCCACAACGCTTAACACCGACAACACGAACGCAAGCAACGCTACAAGCCGCAGCATTGCGGACAACAATGCGAACACGTCGAATGCGAACGCGTCGGCGTCACGCAATCAGAGTATGGATAACGCGAAACGTGTCATGGTTAATACGCGTTCCAATGTCAGTATGGCGTGGCGCGACTTGCTCAACCATGCCGCGCAGCCCGTTGGCGCGTATGGCGGCGACAATTTCAGACAGGCCACGGGGCTTGACACCATGACCGTGAAAATCGTCACCGAAGACAATGGCGCGATAGCGGCGGCGGGCGATTACATGCTGCGCTATGGCATCGCAAGCAACAAACTTTACAGCCGTCCGTCGTTGACACCTTGCAAGCATTTCACGTATTGGCGGAGCACGGACATATGGGTTATCTGTCCATTTGCGCAAAACGAGCAATTGCAGACAATCAGGGATGTTTTCAGCAACGGTGTTACAATATGGAACAGACCCGAGGAAGTCGGCGGCGACTTCACACACGATAATCTATAAAGGTAGGAAGCATGGGACGTAAACGCACACATAAAAGGCCGTTGACCCGGGCGGAAATGGGTGAACGCGGCGCACCGATGTGGCAGCAATCGCAAGCGCTCAACTCGCAAGCGTATTCAATGGCGTATTCTCAAATGTTAAATATTGCGCTGTCAAGGTTTAAGTGGTTGAATCTGCCGAAAACTTGCGACGCATGGTTTCTCGAATACAATCTACTATATTTCGGCTACGCCACGATCGCGTTCCCGCATAGCAAACCGGGCGTGTTTTTCAGCACGCAAGCGGTGACTACCTCAAATTTCAACGTGTATTACAAACCGAAGAAATGGGATAGTTACGGCATCAACGGTTGGCGTTTTCCAGTGAACAATTCCAACGGTGTTTTCATCTACGCGAACCGCGCACGTACACCACTCATTCCGACTATAGAATTTTTTGCACATGAAATTGAAGATTTATATTTGACGCGAAGACAAAACCGTTTCAACCAAAAAACACCGTTCATACTTGAGGTTCCAGCCGGGCAGCAGACGGCGGGCATTAACGTTATCAAGCAAATTTCAGGTGGTGAAATGGCTATCATGACGACACCGGGCTTCACAGATTCGATGAAAGCGAACGTGCTAAAAACCAACGTCGAATATATCGGCATGGAATTGCAGAACGACATACAGAACACATGGAACGCGTTCTATCAAGCGCTTGGCATTAAAAATCTTCCGTTGAAAATGGAACGGCAAACCGCCGACGAAATCAACGATTACGGCGAACCGACTGATTTACGCGCGCTCAGCGAACTAGAGGAACGGCGTGCCGCGTGCGACATCCTTAACACAAGATTCGGAAAATACCTCAAGGAACCGATACAGGTTGTATGGAACGAAGACAATGTTTCCCGCAACTACGCTTACTTGACGGACGTTGAAAGAATGAACGACGATGACAATGCAGAATGACATAAACCATTATCAACCGTGTGAATCGTACGACGATTTTCATGGCGTGATGACATACACGTTTGGCGAACTACTCGACGTGCCAGGCGGTGTTGACTGGAATAACGCCGCATGGTCATGGCGGGACATTGCCTATGATGACACGCAATACACGCGCTGCTGCAAGAAAATCGAAAACCGTTTCTATGACAGGGAGTTAGGCGTTATGCCACCGTCAAAATGGCGACGGCACTTTCTACGCCTTATCCAAGAAATCATGCCGACGTTACGCCCGCTTTATACGCTTGTAAGCAATAATCCTGATATAATTCTCAGTGATAGCGACATATGGCACAAAATGCGAACCGTCTACAGTGATTTCCCCGCGACGCAACTGGCCGAAAACCAAGACTACGCAAGCAACGCGACGGACAACCAATACGAGACAATCGCAAACGGCGATTTCATGGACAAAGTCAATCGCATAAGGAACGGCGATTACGTCGATATTGACGTATTGCTGCTTGAGCATCTTGAAACATGTTTCAGCCCATTATGGACGGTAAACATAAACAACTATTGAAAGGATAACACACATGTTTCCACTACTGCCGTTTTTCTCGGTATGGCCGTACACGCCCGCCATACCCGCGTTCTATTGGAACGCTAAAAGTCAAGAGGAAATCATAAAACATATCGCATGTGAAATCGACCACATAACGGCATATCTTGACGAAATCGTAACCGACATAAACAAAACATTGAAAGACTACGATACAAGGATAAAGAACATTGAAACGCACATAAACGATTACAATGCAGCCATAGCGCAACTACAAGAACAAATCGAACACATAGGGGACACACAACTAGTGTGGAATGTTACGAAAGGTGAATACACTGACAGTAAAACCGCATTACGTGACCTCTATCGCGAACTGGCAGTATACGGCGCACGCGTCACGCAAATAGCCGATATTAGCACCGGCAAACTAGCCGAGCACCGAACGGACGAAACGCCCGCAATCGGCAATTTCACCATTTTCGACGACACCACGCCACGTGTCACTAACCCAACCACCGGTGAACAATATCCACCGTTAGCATGAAAGGATGAATCATGGCCACCACCACGAATTACGAACTGGAAAAATATGAAGCGGGAAACTCCGCAAATCTACTTGACCAATACAACGGGTCAATGGATAAAATCGACGCGGCAATAAAAAGCGTCAGCGATAAAGCCGACTTAGCATTAAACAACAACGTGTTACCGGATGGACTAGCAACATTCATAAAAGCGCTAGGTCTGACAGGAACTAACGCGCAAACACTTGGAACAACTCTCAACCACATATTAAACCGTACCGGCACGGAAATATTCACCGTCACCGACCTTAGCAGACTCAAAAAAACCGCAGAAGGCTATCCAATTCCACCAGCTAAATAAAGGCGTACACACATGGCATCACAAACACCGTTTTACCATCTGCCACTATACGAAACCGGCGATCTAGCAGACTTACGCGACGGGTACAACGCGGCAATGCGCACACTAGATCGCGTGATTCACCAACTAAAAGTGCAGGAAGAAATAAATCATCCTACAAACCTCCGAAAGGACAACTAACATGCCCGCCTACACAACCAATTTCAATCTCGAAAAATATCAAACCGGCGACGCGGCCAACCTCACTGACCAATACAACGCGTCAATGAACATTATTGACGATAATCTATATAAAATCAACACTAACACCAACACTGCAGGCGGTAAAGCCACGCAAGCGCTAGAAACAGCACAAAACAACAACAAAAAACTAACGGCATTAGGCGTAACCGACACCGAAACCGCAACACAGCTCAAAAACAAAATAGACACAACCGCAACAAACCTCGCTGCCACAACCAAAACCGCAAACAATGCAACTGACAACCTCAATGCATTAGGCGCGAACACCGTACAAAACGCGACTAATCTTAAAAACCGTATAAACGATACCTATACAAAAAACGAAAGCGACAAACGATACATACAAACACCGGTTACACAAGATACGTTAATTGCAATCGGAGACAGCTATTTCGAGGGTTTCCGAACAACTAACCCCGCAACCGATAGCATGATAGTAAAAGCGGCGCAAAAACTTGGATTGAAATGCAACAATTACGCAACCGGCGGCAGCGGTTTCATCACCGGCACGACATTCCTACAGCAGTTACAGCAAGCCAACAGCGCGACAACCGATAAAACTAAAATCAAATACGTTGTAATCGGCGGAGGCCGTAATGATGCATACAACAAATTAAAAGAAAACGATGTGGCAACGGCACTGACCTACGCTAAAACCAATTTCCCATATTCAAAAATCGTTTTCATACCAATGCTGTACGACAACACTTGGCCAACGCGCGATGACGGACAAAAATACGGTGTCATGTGCGCCGGTGGCCGCAACGCAAACGTGCTCACAGTCAAGGACGCGCCATCATGGGGTTTATACTATGCTAGCGGAATGACAGACATACATCCAAACACTGAGGGTTCAACAATCTACGCGCAATACATAGCCACTGCGATCGAAAACAATATGTCAACCATGCCACGCATGGAACGGCACATAGACGTAACGCTTCCAGGCGTAACGAACGGTTCATGCTCAGTATTCATTAACGGACTAGACATATCCTATGTGTTCCGTGGCAATAAAACAGAATGGAATCAAAATGTTTTCGCCACCGTAAACAAGTCCAACACATGGGGCGCGTGGTCCATGGTTATAGGTTTTCTTGACGATGGTACACCGCTCAAATTAAAATTCGACGGAATGAATTTCAGTATCATAGACGTGCTAAACGGAACCGGAAAAGCCGGTATCGTCAACTTTACATACAATATGAATATTTTCGAGCACAACTAACAAATAACAATTAACCCCGATAGGTTTTTCCTATCGGGGTTTTTATATGTCAATCTCAGTAACATGTGACAAGATATGCACGACAATTAACTTCATCACTACGCAACCGCACGAAATCAAAATCACAAACACCATACATAATCTCAATAACCGTCGCAAGCGCGGACTCAAACGAAACCACACTATCATCAACATCACCACAATCAGCGACAGTGGTCTTAAACAAACCGTCAATATCAACAGCATAACAATTATCCGGCTCAATCTCAGTGACATAGGCATTAACTTTAAACATTTTATTTTTTCCTTTCATCGAAACCGATACCCCAATAATACCACACCGTAAA